ACCCGGCGGTCCAGTCCGACTTCCTCGCCTTCGACTCCCACAAGCGCACCCTCCTCTACTCCGTCCAGGACGAAGAGAAGCGGCTCGTCCTGGGGGTCGTTATGCGTGCTGACTTCCCCATCTTCCGCAGAGACGCCAAGATGGGCGAGTTCTACATCGTCTACAAGGCCGACACTATCCGCACGATGGCGGAGAAGTACCTGGCCGAGAACCGGCAGAACCTCGTGAACCTTATGCACGAGCAGGGCTCCGAGGTGGACGGCGTCCAGATGGTCCAGTACTTCATCAAGGGCGGCGGCATCGCCCCCGAAGGCTTCGAGGACATCGCGGATGGGTCACTCTTCGCGGAGTTCCACGTCACCAACGACGAGGTCTGGAACGACATCAAGGCCGGCACCTATAAGGGCTTCTCCCTGGAGGGTGTCTTTGAGCTCCAGCCTGAGACTGACAAGGGCTTCGTGGAGGACATCGTGGACGCGCTGGACGGAGTCTTTGCAAGACACAACAAAACAACAAACAAGGATATGAAACTCAAAGGACTTATGGCCCGCTTCGCGAAGATGATCGCGACTGAGATGGGCAACGTAACAACCGACAAGGGAATCCTCGCCTGGGATAGCGACGAGGACCTCAAGGCCGGCGACAAGGTGTACGTTCAGGACGAGGAGGGCAACCTCACCGCAGCCGAGGACGGCATCTACACCACCGCAGACGGCAAGGCTATCGAAGTAGTCGACGGCAAGGTAGCCGCCATCACCGACCCGAAGGCGGAAGTCGCTCCCGAGGAGCCCGCCGAGGAGAAAGTCGAGGCTGGCAGCGTCGCCACCGACAACGGCACCCTGGAGTGGGACGGCGAGGAAGACCTGAAGGCCGGAGACGCGGTCTACGTCCGTGACGAGAACGGCGAGAGGATCCCCGCAGCCGACGGCCAGTACGTCACCGAGGACGGCAAGACCATCACCGTAGCAGACGGCGTGGTCGCTTCCATCGAAGACCCCGCAGCCGAGGTTGCAGAGGAAGAGAAAGCAAAGGAGCCCACCGCCTTCCAGCGCATCGCCCAGCTCTTCTCCGAGACCTACGAGGACAAGCGCCGCAGGATCTTCGAGGCTATCGTAGCCCTCGGCTTCGACCCTTACGGCTATATCCTCGAAGCCGGCGACGAGTTCGCCATCTACGAGGTCTGGAACGAAGACCACCACTACTATCGCTTCAAGATCACCGAGTGGGACGAGGAGGGCAACCCGGTCCTCGAGAACGGCATCGAGGTCTTCCCGACCTTCGTGACCGCCGAGGAGAAGGAGCAGATCGAGGCCAGCTTCGCGGCTGAGAAGACCGCCCGCGAGAGCGCCGAGGCCCGCGTCGTGGAACTCGAGGCCCAGGTGGAGAAGCTCAGCAAGGAGCCCGCAGGCCGTCCCGCCCACGAGGAGGTTCAGAACGTCGTCGCCAAGACCGGCAACAAGGGTATCGACCGCCTCGCCGAGATCCTTGCGAAGTGAAAAATTTACAACCTCGCTCTATAGGATATTTCCACGCAGAAACAACTCACCAAAAAATCATACAATTATGCCTTCTTCCAACTTCGTAGTGAGCTCGCTTCCTACCTATGTGCAGGATAACCGCGACCTCATCCTCAAGAACTTCGCCCTGGTTGGCACAGCCACCCGCAGGCGCATCGGTATTCAGACTGGCGTCAAGACCTCTGCATACCTGAACTATCTCGCACTGGCTCCCGTCCTCCAGGACGGCAAGGGCTGCGGCTTCTCCGCAAGCGGCACCGCCACCCTCACCCAGCGCACCGTCACAACCGCAGTCATCAAGGTCAATATGGATGTCTGCCCGGACTCTCTCCTCGGAAAATACGCCGAGTACCTCGTACGCATCGGCGCATCCGCAGAGGAACTCCCCTTCGAGCGTTACATCGTCGACGGTCTCGTAGACGAGATCAACAAGAAGATCGAGAAGCTCATCTGGCAGGGAGACCACACCAAGACCACCGACACCGACCTCAAGTGGATCGACGGCTTCATCTATCAGTTCGACAACGACAGCGACGTCGTAGACGTCAGCCTCGCAGCTGGCACCAGCGCCTACAACGCTATCAAGGCCGTCTACCTCGGAATGTCTGAGGAGGCCCTCGAGCGCGGCGGCGTCATCTTCGTCAGCCCGGCCAACTACCGCGACTTCCTCGCCGCCCTCGTGGAGAAGAACTTCTACCACTACTCCGGCCCTCAGGACAACGCTCCGGACGAGTTCGTATTCCCTGGCTCCGATGTCCGCGTCATCAAGACCCCCGGCCTCGCAGGAGTTAACAACAAGATCGTCGGCACCTTCGCTGACAACCTCGTCTACGCTTGCGACGTAGAGGGAGACCTCGAGGACATCAAGATCTGGTTCTCCGACGACGCCGACCTCTTCAAGATCAAGGTCAAGTGGAACAGCGGCGTCGCTTACCACTTCCCTGCACACGTCACCCTCGGAACTATTGCCACACAGTAGTCCCTGGCGTAACGCAGGAGACACGCAACCGGCGCGGGTGAGGTCCAACCCGCCCGCGCTTTTATAAACGTCTTAAATCGCACAAAATATGGCTTGTTCTCAGACCCTCGCAGGAATCACCAATGACTGCGCTCCCTCTATGGGAGGAATAGTGGAAGCCCTCATCGCGAACCACGCAGACGTGACCGCCCTCACCGAGACCGCAGGAAAGATCACCGCGATCACGATGGCATCGTCCGCTAAGTTCCACCGTTACCAGCTTCCCCGCAACACCGGCTCCCTCTCGTCGAACTACACCATCGACGACACCACCGGCGCTAAGTTCGTAGCCTCCGACCTCGTCCTCCAGGTGAACCGTATGGACACCGCCAAGCGCATCGAGATCTCCGCACTCGCCCAGGGCGAGCTCGCGATCATCGTCAAGGATGCCAACGGCGCCTTCTGGTTCCTCGGCAAGGACGCCCCGGTCAAGGCCTCAGCAGGTGACGGACTCACCGGCACCGCCCGCGCAGACCGCAACGGCTACTCCATCACCCTCCAGGACAACTCGCTCGAGCTGCCCCTCGAGGTGGACGCAGAGATCGTCGACGACCTCGTAGCCGCCTAACGAGCGCCGCTCTCTTTACTTTGCAAGGCGCGATCCCTCCGGGGGTCGCGTTTCTTGTTTACGATTTCCGGCCCTTTGATATTTCCGAGAAAGGAGACTCGGAAGATATGATCTACATCGACAAAAGCCAGACAACCGCGACGGTGCTCGTGCCCACCAACGGACACGCGCTGCCCTCGACGCAGGAGACGCCCGCACTGGTCGTGCGCTCCACTTCCGAGAACCGAGAGCTGGAACTCCAGGGCGAGTGGTCCTACCCCTCGACGGAGTTCGCCTCGCTCTCCCTCACCATCCCCGAGAGCCTCAGCGCCGGGGAGTGGGAGTACACCTACAAGGCCACCTCCGAGCAGGGCTCCCGCATCCTCTCCACCGGCATCCTCCAGGTGGTCGAGGAAGAGAGCGAGACCAAGCAGTACAACCAGCCAATAAGCTACAAACAATATGGAGAATAACGAAAACAAGGTGCTGGTGTCCCTCGCGGCCATCGACCCCTACATCCAGCAGAACATCCCCGCGCCGACCGAGAAGGTCCTCGCCGGGAAGAATATGGTGGAATGGGGAACCGGCAACGCCTACCCAGACTATCTCCTGGAATTATGCAGGACCACGCCGACGCTGCGCTCGATTATCACCGGCACGGTGGACTTCATCTGCGGCAACGGCTGCGCCCTCTCCAAGAAGCTGGTCGACACCTACAAGGACGGCCAGGTGAACACGAAGGGCGAAACCATCGCAGAGCAGATCCGCCAGATAGCGGACGACGACGTCAAGCTCGGAGGCCTGGCCCTCCAGGTCATCCGCTCCAAGACCGGCGACATCGTGGAGATCTACTACATCAAGACCGCGTTCATCCGCAGCAATAAGGACAACACCGTCTTCTATTACAGCGAGGACTGGAAGGCCTCACGCCGCAAGGTCATCGAGTACCCCGCCTTCTATCCCCACACGAAGGAGAGCTGGGCGGCTCTCAGCGAGCAGGAGAGGGACCGCAACGTCTCGTCCATCCTCTACGTCAAGAACGACCGCTCCCAGGTCTACCCTCAGCCGGTCTACTGCGCCGCGCTGAAGGCCTGCGAGATAGAGCGCAACATCGACGACTTCCACCTGAACTCCCTCGAGAACTCCTTCACCTCCTCGATGATTATCAACTTCAACAACGGCACACCCTCCGACGAGATGAAGAAGGAGATCGAGAAGGGCTTCAACGAGAAATTCTCCGGCCACGAGAACGCGGGCCGCATCGTCTACTCCTGGAACCCGGACGTGAAGAACCAGACCACTATCACGGCTCCGAAGGTGGAGGACTTCGGCGCGAGGTACGACGCCCTGAGCAAACACTCCCGCCAGCAGATCTTCACCTCCTTCCGCGCCAACCCGAACCTCTTCGGCATACCCACCGAGAACCTCGGCTTCTCCCAGGAGGAGTACGAGAGCGCCTTCCGTCTCTACAACCGCACGGTGGTCCGCCCCATCCAGGCGCTCATCTGCGACGCATACGACAAGATCTTCGGCGATACCGGAGTGCTCACCATCGTCCCCTTCTCGCTGGACGAAGAAACCGAGAAAAACGTAAACTAACGGAACAATGGCAACGTATATATTACTCACCTCGGAGACCTTCGTGAAGGAAGTGACGAGTATCAGCGACAACCTCGCGGGGAAGTACCTCCGCCCTGCCATCCGCAAGGCGCAGGACGTCAACCTGCGGGGGATCCTGGGGGACACCCTGCTCGCCAAGCTCAAGGCCCTGGTCGAGCAGCACGGCTCCAACGTACCGGCAGGACCCTACAAGGACCTCATCGACCGCTGCCAGTACTTCCTGGCCTTTACCGCCGTCGTGGACGTGGCCCACAAGGTCACCTTCAAGATAGCCAACGCGGGAGTGGTGAAGACCCCGGACGAGAACGTCCAGGTGGTCGACCTCCCGGATATGGCGAGCACCCAGGCCTACTACCAGGCAGAGGCGGACTCCGCCGCGCTGGACCTCCAGAACTTCCTGCTGAACAACCGCAGCGACTACCCTGAGCTCACCCAGGGCGACTGCCACCGCATACACTCGAACCTTTACAGCGCCGCGACCTGCGGGATCTTCCTCGGAGGGCCTCGCGGGAAGCGCCTGCCCAACGTATAAGACGATGAACCTCTACCAGACCATACAAGCGATAGAGGCGACCGCGAGCCGCCAGCCGAACATCCGCACCATCGTGCGGAACGACGTCTTCCGGCTCAACGCGCAGCCGGGCGTCAGGTACGGCGTCTTCGCGTGGCTCCAGAACGAGCACACGACGGACGCGGACTCGCAGCTCATCACGTACAACTTCACCCTCTTCTACGTGGACCGGCTGACGGAGGACAAGGGGAACGAGATCCAGATCCAGAGCGTGGGGATGGAGGTCCTCGATAACATCCTGAAGACCCTCCCGGACTTCGGGCTCTTCCCCTCGATCTACTCCTTCCGGACCTTCAACCAGCGCTTCGCGGACGAGTGCGCCGGAGTGTTTTGCAACGTGCAGCTCGAGGCGAGCAAGGGGACGCCCTGCGCGACCCTCTGGGAGATAGACAACAACGTCAAAATTATATAGGCTATGGCAGAAGCAATACTCAAGCAGGTCCCCTGGTATTTGTACCTGGTTATCCTCATCGCGGTAGGGCTGGCGATTGCCGGCTTCCTCGTCCCTCCTCAGGGCGTCATCGACGGATCGGTCCTGAGGGTTATCGCTGAGCTGATGGGAGGCTCGGCGGTCCTGGAAGTAGTCATCAAGCTGCCTCAGTATATCGAGGCCGGAGTGAAGGCGCAGATCGCGCACGGAGACACGACCATCACAATAGGCAAAGACAAACTCAAAAAGCAAGAATAGATATGGCAAGAATTCACGTAAACGGCGAGCAGCCCTTCCAGGTGGAGGTCTCGCGCTTCTGCATCGGCCAGACGAGCGCTGGCTATACTCTGAACTTCTCCACGGACGGAGAGAACTGGACGCCCTGGACGGACGGCACCCTGGCGGAGACGGACCAGGTGGTCGTGAACGCGGCGGTCGGTATGTACTTTAAGCTCGCGGGCAACGAGGATCAGAACGTCCCCATCACCTGGTAAGATATGGAACCCATCGACCTCGGCAGCATCAACCTCGGGAAGCAGAGCGACCCGCAGGAGATCAACCTCGGGACGATAGACCTCGGAGGCGGCACGTCGACGTGGCGAAGGGGTCCCGACTTCAACGCGGACTTCAACCAAGACTTCCGCGCAGCACTACCCGAAGAATAGACAAATAAACAAGTAAGAATATGGCAAAGTACGCAACACTCAAGGCGGCGGTGGAAGCCGCCATCAAGACCAACGGCCAGCAGCAGATCACAGGACAGGTCTTGCAGACCCAACTGGTGAATATGATAACCTCGCTGGGCAAGTATTTCCAGTCCTTCGGGGGACTCGCAACCCCTGCGGGCTCTTTCTCTGCGGGCGACGAGTCCGTGACCTTCCTCGCGGTAGAGGCGGGAACATACACCAACTTCGGCGGCGCAGTACTGGACGGCAAGACCCTCCACATCCTCGCCTACGACGGCGACTGGGCGGATGTAGACACCCACATCCCTTCGGGCGCGGCTTTTGAGGCTGCGCTGGCTCTCGCTATCAAGGGCTCGCAGTCGGGCATCGCGGAGGGCATCGCGGACGTCATCTCTGCGGGAACGGCGCAGGAGTTCTTGCAGAGGCAGAGCGGCGGGGACGGCGTGAACTGCCTCAAGCGCATCAAGGGCAGAACAAGGGCGTGGAACCAGTTACTGAATAAGGGCGACCTTAATCTCACTCAAACCTATAATCAAGTAACCACAGTTGGTAATAGAGAAGACGGCACTATCACTTTTAGTGGTACGGCAAATGGGAGTGAGAACTTTGCTCTCTCTGCGACTTCTTCCGACAAAATGATTCGCGGCCATAAATATTGCTTGTGTGGTGCAACTTCCACTACTCCTCCTTTGAGAATGTCCGACCAAATCACATCATTCGATACTGGTTCTGGGATGGTTTGGACTTGCCAAGCAGATAATGTTGGTGTCCAACTCGCATGCAAAATTGTAAGTGGTGTGACTTATAGCGGAAAGATAAAGGTTAAGATTGTCGACCTCACCCTTCTCTATGGCTCGGAAATCTCTGGAATGACTGACGAACAGATTCTCGCCAAGTTCCAATCCGAGTACCCCGAACTCTACTACCCCTACAACGCGGGAGAACTGCGAAACAACGACGCGGAAGGATTGGAAACGGTTGGGTTTAATCAGTGGGACGAAGTGACGGAACTGGGAATTATTGATTCTCAAACTGGGCTAAACTCGGATAGCACCACACAAATCCGCGCGAAGAATTATTTCAAGGTTTTCGGCTCTACAAACTATTATCTCAAACTGACTGGTGGGGGGATTTGGGCTTTCTTCTACGACTCTAATTTCTCCCCCATCGGAGATGCGGTAGCGGGCAGTACGCAGCAGAGTAACCTTATGTCGCGTATAGATGACGGCGCAGTGTTCACAACGCCTCAAAATGCATATTATATGCGATTCTTCTGCTTTGGTTCCTACGGCACGACCTACAAGAACGACATCTGCATCAACCTCTCTTGGAGTGGTTACCGCAACGGCGAGTACGAGCCCTACTGGCAGCGTTTCCTCGCTCTTCGCCTCTCGGAACTCACTGGCATCCCCGAGGGCGGCACGGAGGCAGACCGCGTGACGATGTTCCCCAACGGACTGCGCGGACTCGGGACTTCCTACGATGAGATAGCGGGCGGAAAGGCGACCAAACGCAGAGGTGTCCGCGCCTACGAGAGCGGAGACGAGAGCGACGCCTCAGTCATCACCGACGGAACAAACACCGACTACGCCCTCACCACCCCCATCGTCTACACCGACCTCCAGTACGCGGACGGAACGCCCTTCACGATGCCAGCGACCATCCTCGTAGACGACTACGGAACGGAACGCATCCAAGCACCCGAAGGAGCGACCACTCCCTCCGCGCCCTTCTGCTGCGATAGCAACTACTCCATCGGAGTCGCCAACCTCGTCAAGAGGCTCGCGGCACTGGAAAACGCAGAGTAAATGGCGAAGTATTTCAGCCCGAAAGAGTTCAAAGCCTGCACCCCTCCCTGCGACATCTCGCAGATGGATGCGGGCTTTCTCGCTCTGCTGGACGGAGTACGCGAGAAGGCGGGCATCCCGCTCGTGCTGAACTCCGCCTTTAGAAGCAGCGAGTGGGAACTCGAGCAGAAGCGCAGCGGCAACTCCGCTCACACCAGGGGCCTTGCTGTTGACATCCGCTGCAATACCTCACAGAACCGCTACCGCATCCTGGCAGCCGCCATCGAGTGCGGCGTACCCCGCATCGGCGTCGGCAAGACCTACATCCACCTCGACAACGACCCGACCCTCCCCCTGGGCGTCATCTGGCACTACTATGAAGAAAAGAAGAAATGATGGGGGGCTAATAAACCCCAACCAAATGACCGCAGAAGGCCGCCGTGCCCTTGACCCCTTCGTGTGGGCGCTGGGCGCGGGCTCACTTGCGGCTATTGTGTTAACTGTCTTATTGAGCGTATTATGACGAATAGGCAGGAGAACCCCACCCCGCGAGAGAACCTGCTGGTCGTGGCGGTGTTCATCATCTCGCTCGTCCTCGTCGCCCTCTGCGCGGCGGGGTGCTGCACCACGAAGGTAGTGGAGCACATCGTACACCAGCGCGACACGACATACATCGAGCGCCAGAAGGTGGACTCGCTCTACCGCCGGGACTCCGTCTTCGTCAGGGAGAAGGGCGACACGGTCTACATCTACAAGGAGAAGATCCGCGACCGCTACCGCTACATCCACGACACCGTCCGGCTCGTCAAGATAGACACCGTCCAGGCGGTCAAAGAGGTCCCGGTGGCACAACCCCTCACCCTCGGCGAACAAGTCCGTCTGCGAGCCTTCTGGGGACTCCTCTGCGGCTTTTTGCTGCTGCTCCTCTGGACCTTTAGAAAACCTCTTATAAAACTACTGAAGATATGAGAAAAATTTGGGACAAGATTGTCGCGTGGTTTCTGAGTATTCCCACGGACAAGCGGTTGCACTTCGCGTGCGGCCTGGTGATCGCTGCCTTCTTCGCGATCGCCCTGGATATGGCCTGGTGTTTCTGGCCGGTGATCTTCTTCGCCTTCGGCAAGGAACTCTTCGACGCCAGCACCGGCGGCAAGTGGGACTGGTGGGACTTCCTGGCTACTATGCTGGGCTCCCTGGTTCCCCAGGCCTTCGTGCTTCTGCGGATCTGGTGGTTCGGCTTGTAGGG